GTTATTCCCCCAAGCTCGCAAGATTTCCACGTGTGAGCCGAAAAAGTTAAGCTTGTTTGGTGTTGCGGATGCGCAATACTCGTATGAAGGGACTGAGCAATGCCGAGACTGACGATCGATGATGCAGGACACATGCCTGTCCGGGACGCTGCGCAGACTCTCGGCGTCACCGCTCAGACGATCAGGAACTGGCTCGACGCCGGCTGCCCCCACGTCCCCGGCGCGCGCGGGCGAACAAACCCCACCATGGTTCATCTCGGGGAGGTCATGCAGTGGCGGATCGATAGAGAGAACCGGAACGCGGCGCGCGGACCGGACGGCAACGCTTACAACCTCGAGGCGGCGAAGGCGGCCGAGATGCACTTCCGCGCGATCCGCCGTGAAGCTGAAGCCAGGCGTGACCTCGGGAGCCTGCTCGCGATCGACGATATCGCCGAGGTGATCGAGCAGGAGTTCCAGGGGGTCCGGTCACGGCTGAACTCGATCCCGGCTCGACTCGCCGTCAAAATATCGGCGGTATCTGACGCTGCGGTCGCGCGGGCGATGATCTCGGACGCGATTGCTGATGCGCTGGCTCACCTCAGTGATCCGGACGGGGTAGCGCGTCGCGCGGGCGGCGATCCTTCGACATCCGTGCATGACGTGATCGAGATCGACGATCCGGATCAAGATCGGGAAGTCGGTGCCGATGACGACATTGATTGACCTCCTCGCTCCCGCCCGGTCTCTCCGCGAAAAGATCCTGGCAAAGCGCGCCCGCGCGTTCCAGCCGCCTCCGCGTCTCAGCGCGGACCAGTGGGCGGACACGTACAGGATCGTCCCGACTGAGACATCAGCAATATCCGGACCATGGCGCACAAGCCAAGTTGAGATCGCGCGCGGACCGATGCGGGCGGTATCAGATCCGGCTGTTCGTCGCGTGTCTTGTATGTCCTCGGCTCAGATCTTCAAGACGACCGTACTAGAGACGGCAATCGGATATTTCATGCAGCTCGATCCGTGCCCGATCCTGTTCTATAGCGCATCACAAAATACCGTCGACGCGACGATCTCTGACAAAATCGACCCGATGATCGTAAACACCCCCGAGCTCGCCGCGCTGTGGGGCGGCCCGCAGGCGCTGGAAGCCAAGAACGAGAAGTTCACGCGCTATAAGAAGCGGTTCCCTGGTGGGGCTCTTGAGCTCCTGACGATCAACTCGACAGCGAACCTGCGAAACCGCGCGGCCAAGGTGGTCTTGATTGACGAAGTAGACGACTGCACGGCGGTCGCCGATGGCGATCCGCTGGACCTGGCCGCCGCGCGCGCGATCTCGTTCAAAGGTGAGGAGAAGATCGTGGGCGTCTCGACACCCACGATCCGGGGTGAGAGCAAGATCGAGGCGGCGTATCAGGCGAGCGATATGCGCAAGCCGTATATCGCATGCCCCACGTGCGGTCACGAAGAGTACCTCAAGTGGAGCCAGATCGACTTTAAGAACGAGGCGGGCGAGACGGATGCGAGCTGCGCCCGCTACATCGGGGAGTGCGGTCACGAGTGGACCGAAGCGGACCGGATCCGGGCGCTGACGACCGAGGACGCTATCTCGTGGCGTCAGACAAAGCCATTCCGGTGCTGCGGCGAGCTCCAGCACCCGGAGCAGGAGCGGAAATGGTCGCGCGACGGGCTGGCGTTCTGCAAGCACTGCGGAGAGCTCCCCGTCCCTGTCACGCACGCCGGTTTCTGGGGCTGGATCGCTTACCACCCCAGGTGGAGCCTGCGGGACATCGTGCAGGAGTTCCTCGATCGTAAGGGCGACCGGCTGAAGCTCCAAGAATTCGTGAACAACCGGCTCGCGGAGACGTGGGGGCGCGGCGAGGAGGAGGACCTCGAGCAGGTCGATCCGGACTCTCTCGAGGCCCGGGCTGAGCCGGCGTGGGATCTCGTCCCGTCTGGGGTAAAGCTGATCACGATCGGAGTCGACGTTCAGCCGCGCGGAAAGAAGGCGGGCCTATATGCCGAGGTGGTCGGATGGGGTGACGGGGAGGAGACCTGGTCTCTGGACTACAACCACATCGACGGCGATCCGGACGATGGCGAGGTGTGGTCAATACTCGACGAGATCCGGAACGCGAAATACATGACAGAAGACGGTCGGACGCTGACACCGCAAGCCGCGTGCGTCGACACCGGCGGTCACAATATGGACGCGGTCATGTCTTACTGCGGCGCGCGCCGGTCTCAGCGTGTGTGGGCGATCAAAGGCGCGTCGGAGAAGACCGGAAGCCGGGCGCCGATTTGGCCGCTGACCCCGCCGAAAACCCGCAAGCGCGGCGCTTCACTCTATATACTCGGCACCCAGTCGGCCAAAGATTGGCTGTCATCGTGCTTGTCGAAGACCAGCCCGGGACCACAGTACGTGCACGTCCCGGCCGGCCGGTCTCCGAGCTGGTTCTCTCAAATCTTGAACGAGCGCCGGTTCACCGTTCACACAAGTGGTGGCCGCCCGACGACGACGTGGAAGCCCAGGGCGGCCGGGGTCGACACCGAGGCCCTGGACTGCCGTGTCTATGCGAAAGCCGCCCTAGATGGCCTTAAGCGGATGGGACTTCGCGGGGTTGATGCCCCTTCCGCCGCCGCAATGGCTCCACCGTCCGCACCTGAAACACCCGAAACCGGCGCGCCCGAGCCTTCGCCCGACGCCCCCGCCGCGAATCACCGCCGCCGGAGGAGGAGGTCCGGATCTGGCTTTTGGGCGTGATAGAAGTTTTAACGTCTGTTCAGCCCTAAAATACGGGAACTTCTATTAGTTTCGCCTTCGTGCGTTTGATGATTTCGTGGATATCTGAGATGTTGGCGCTGCGCACTGAAGCGCACGTCAACAGAGAAGGACCACAAAATGTTTGACAACATCGTTGAAAATGTCGCGAAGAAGCTCGCAGCTGAGCTCGCCGCATCGCTGATCTCGGTCGAGGCGCTGGCGAATCTCGCGGACAATATTCGCGAGATCGTATATGCGCACGCGCTGATGCCGCTCTCTCCGGAATACACCCTCGGACTGACGCTCGTCGGCGGCGAGATTCGGGTCGGGCAGTTTACGGATGTAGTGAATCCGGACACCGGCGTAAATGACCCCATGGGTGTCTTTGAGTACAATGTGCACCGCACGATCTCTATCGAAGCGGATCACTTAGATCGGGACTTCATGTCTCACGTTGCTGCTGAGTTCGAAGATGATCCGGAAGAGCCGACGCGCGCGGTTTTCGGTTCTGATCTTCTTGTTTACGCGATCCTGCATGAGCTGACCGGGGCGAGCTTGACGACGCTCGCACGGGTCTACGCGGCGGAGCAGATGCTGGAGATGGACCCGACCGCGAACAGCGCGCCGTTCCCCGCGCAGGTGTTGTTCCTGGCGAAAGAGGCGCTGCTCTATCACAGCGAACACTTCAGCTTCGAAGCTCGGGTGGACCGCTACGGCGGCGGCGAACTTGCCGAATGACCGGATCGGGGAGGGGGCAGCCTCTCCCCCCATTTTTTGCACGTCAAGAGAGGACCATATAATGACGTCATATGATAAAGCCGCCGCCGCCGCTGAGCTTGAAGAGTTCAAGCGGGCCCCGCTGATCGAACTTGCTGTAGAGATGGGCTGGGAGATCACTGAGACGAACCGGTCCGGAGCGACGCTCAAGAAGGGTGCAGTGAAGATCGGCGCATTCAAGGGAGATCATTGCTGGATGTGGAGGGACTTCTCGCGCGGCAACGGGCCCGGCGGTCGCGCTTCTGGTACCGTTGTTGATCTTGCTCTCGAAGCTGCTGGAACCATGGGGAAGGCCCGTCATCTCCTGCGCTCGCTGACCGGAGCCTCGGCCCCGACATCCCCCGCCTCAACCACCGCCCCCGTTCCTTCTTCCACCAGCCCCAACTCGGCCTTCACCGGAAAGACATACAAGGCCCCGGATGAGGTGCTGGCCGAATACAAGACCGGCGCTCGGATCTGGCGCGCCGGTGGTCCGCTTCCAGCGTTCATGTCGGAGCGCGGCGTGGACCGGGTGCCTGATATTTTCCACGGCCGGTTCGCGGTGACCGATCGCCACGGCGCGGCCCGTTTCTTGTTCGCGACATTCGACGAGAACGGGAAGGCGATCCACGCCGGGGTCGAAGACCGGAACCTTTCGCGGAACGGAGAGAAGAGCTTCCGTCGCTACACGACCGGCGGCCGGGCCGGGTTTTGGTATGCGAACGGGGAGAAGGGCGCACCGGTCATCGTGACTGAAAGCCCCCTTGATGCGATCTCCTGCGAGCTGCTTCGCCAGACGCAAGGCGTCGGGCGGGACGGGTCCAGCTACGTCGCCGTTCGGTCCGGCGCGGAAGACGCGGTAGTCCAGTATCTCATCCGGAAGATCGCATCCGGGACGCGTTGCGTCATGGTTTCGACGGACAACGACGCGGCCGGGATGGCATACGCATCGAAGATCATGGGAGGCCTCGATGTCGCGCGCAAAGAGTGTCACGTGCCCGACGACGTGATCGTTCTCTACATGGCGCCTGACCTCGGCGCCACGGACTGGAATGAAGCGCTGATGGAGCACCGCGCCCGAGAAGCTCGTTCGGAAGGTAAATCGTCGGGCGGCCCGTCCCCCCGCCCGGAGCCCAGCCCCGCGCCCCGCCGGCCGGCCCCGGCCGACACCGCGCCGTGCCCGGCCTGACCGGGCTATACCAACACCACATCAGGCACCTGGGCCGCTCAGAACGAGCGGCCCTTTTTTTTGCGACCGCACGGTCCGGCGGGTCGATCGGGTATCGTCATCTCATGAGCAGCACACCACAAAATACCGTTTCACATGAACACCTCGCCGCGCTGGATGCCGCGATCGCCCAAGGCGTGACCAGCGTCAGCTATGACGGCAAAACCGTGTCCTACAGGCGACTGGACGACATGCTTAAAATCCGCGACTGGCTCCGCCGGGAGCTGGGCCTCGCTCGCCCTGGCCGCCGGTCCCGTCGGGCGGTGGTGCACTTGTGATGCGGGTCGTCGGGATAGATCCGGGCCTGACTGGCGCCGTCGCCTGCGCGACAATCAACCCAGCCACCGGCGATGTGATCGGGCCGGAGGTGCACGACCTGCCCGTCACCGATTTCGTCGATGGTCGCAAGGTTCCGTGCCCTGTCGCGCTGTACGATCTCCTGCGCGTCATCAACCCGGACCTTGTTGTTTTGGAACACGTGGAGGCGCGGCCGGGCCGTGGTTCCGTCAGCTCGTGGCGCTTCGCATCGGGGTTCGGCGCAACCCTTGCCGCTTGCCAGCTCGCTACAGACGGCCCCCGCGTTCACCTGGTTCGCCCGTCGATCTGGAAGGCCGCGCTGGGTCTCTCATCCGACAAATCCGCCAGCCTCACCGCCGCCCGGTCAGCATTTCCCGCTGTGTCCGACCAGCTGAAGCGGGTGAAGGATGACGGCCGGGCCGAGGCGCTGCTCCTCATTCAGTATTACCGCCAGGTCCTTCTGAAGACCGGCGAGATGGAGGTCATCTGAAATGGCATCGAAACGCCAGCGCCGCAACGCGGCCGCCCAGCGGCACCAGCCCGGACTGAACACCTCGGCCAGCACGTCGGCGGTGAAGGCCGCTCCACGGCTCCGCCAGCGGGCCTATCGTCCACCCAAGGACGTCACTTCTCCCGGCGGATGGACCCCCACTACGGCGCAGCAGGAATACGCCCCCGGCGCGCTCCCTCGCATCCGGTCGGCAGCCCGCGACCTCGCTCAGAACAATCCCTACGCGAGCCGCGCTATAGCTGTTCTGACGCAGCACGCGGTCGGTACCGGCATCCGCGCCAGCGTCCGGGGCGACGACGAATTTGAACGGGCGTTCGAGGCATGGGCCGGGTCGACTGACGCGGACCGTGAGGGCCGTCTGACCCTTTACGGTCTGCAAAATTTGGCGACGAGGGTGATGTTCGAGGCCGGCGACGCGCTGCTCATCATGCGCGAGAAGCGACTGGCAGACCGCTTAACGCTGACGCTGCAGGTGATCGACCCGGAGCAGCTCAACTCGGGAGCCGCCCCCAGAGAGGCCGGCAATAAAAACTTTCAGGGGGTCGAGGTATACCCGTCCGGGCAGATTTACGGCTACCATGTGCGGCTCCGCCTGGACGATTCCAGTTCGGTCTTCATCCCGCGCCGGGACGCGGTGCATATGCTCGAGCTTTTGTACCCCGGCCAGATGCGCGGCATCCCCCGCGGGGCGCAGGCCCTGGCGAGAGCGAACGGGGTCGATCAGTTCATGTCGACCGCGCTTGCCCGCGCGAAAGTCGAGGCGTGCCTCACGGCTTTCGTGATCACCGATCACCCGGATGATGCTGGCGGCCTGCTCGGTGAACCGGGAGATCCGGACTCCGGGTTCCTCCCGCCAGAGCGCCTCGAGCCGGGTTTGATCGTCCAGCTCGCCCCCGGTGAAGACGTCAAAGTTGCGCAGCCCCCGTCCAGCGGCGGCATGGCGGACTATGTCAAGATCGGACTGCAATCGGTCGCGGTTGCCTATGGCGTGACCTATGACGCCATCTCAGGCGATCTGGAAAAGGTCAATTTTTCCAGCACGAAGGCGGGCCGGTTGGAGTTCAATCGCGGGATCGATAGCCTCCGCGCGCATACCATTTTTCCTGCAGTGCGGCGGATCATCGCGCGTTTCAAGGAAGTTTTCGAGGCCAATGCGGCCCGCGCCTCGGACGCCAGCGTGACCCTTGTCGCGCCCGGTCGGGAGAGCGTCGAGCCGCTGAAAGACGCGCAGACCCTCTCCCTGGACTTGCAGATGGGCGTGAAAACCTGGGCGCAGGCGGTGCGCGAGCGCGGGTATGACCCCGACGATCAGATCCGGGAACTGGCGGACATAGCTGCAAAGTTCGCGGACGCCGGGCTCGTCTTCAAGTTGAGCCTTGGGCCGGTGTCCATCGAGGCGGCAGTAGTGGATCCCGATGAAGACCCGGACGCAGATCCGGACGCGCCCGGCTCGACCGCATGAGCGCGGTCCCCGCCGGATTATGATGCGTACAAACGAGGAGTAGCTATGCCCGAAAATCAAACCCAGAGCCGCGCATCAAACGCGGACTTCATCGTCCGGAGCGAGTCCTTCGATGAAGGCGCGCGGACCGTTGAGATCGTCTACGCCACATCGACCCCGGTCGGACGCGGGTCTTTCCGCGAAATCCTTGAGATCTCGGAGACCGCGATCCGGACGGATCGGCTTGATACCGGCACGGTCCATCTGATCCGGGATCACATGCCGTATGGCGACCCGCTGGGTCGGGTGATCTCGCACCGTGTTGAGGATGGTCTTGCGATCGCCACCGTCCGACTGAGCGATAGCCCTGACAACGCGGGCGTGGTCGCAGATATCCAATCCGGGGTCATCCGTTCGGTCTCTGTCGGCTACCTAATCCATGGCTACTCCGACGCCACTGATGAAGCGACCGGGGTCACCACGCGGACAGTGACGGCTTGGGAACCCTACGAGATCTCGCTGACCGTCATTCCCGCTGACACGGCCGCCGCGATCCGTTCAGACGAACGCATGGGTGAACGGCTGGACGCGATCGAGGCCGCGCTGCGGTCCGCCATCGCTGCACCGCACGGGTCAAATGTGGCCGGTGCTACAGTCACAACTGAAGATGAAGCTGCTGCCATCCGTGGCGATCACGATCAACCCGAAACCGAAGAGGAGGCCGCAGTGCCCGAAAATATCGCAATCCAAGAGGCACTTGCCGCTGAGCGCGCACGTGTCCGCGACATCCAAAGCATGGCCACGCGCCACGGCCTGGACGCCGCTTTCGTGACCCAGCACGTCGATGCCGGTTCCGATCTTGACGCCGTACGCGGCGCCGCCCTGGACGTTATCGCGTCCCGCGTCGCTCCTGACGTGTCGACCGCAACCTCGACCGTCCGGGTGACCCGCGACGAGCGTGAGACGCTGGTCCAGCGTGCCGAGGCCGCTCTCGTGAGCCGTGCGACCGGAGAAGCTCCGTCTGATGAGGCGCGTGAACTTCGCGGTCTGAGCCTGGTCGAGATGGCCCGGCGCTTTTCCGGTGCTGGCGATTCCGTATCTGCCGCACGCGCTGTTGATGAGGCCCTGACGCAGCGGTCCGGCATGCACAGCACGTCCGATTTCGCCGCAGTCCTCGGCAACACCGTCGCCCGCACCCTGCGCAACGCATACGAAAGCGCTCAGCGCACGTTCGTTCCGTTCACCCGGACGGTTGAACTGACCGATTTTCGTCCGGTCACCCGCGTTGCCCTCGGAGACGCTCCGAAGCTTGAGCGCGTGGCTGAAGGTGGCGAGTTCACGCACGGGACTATCGGTGAGACCGGTGAGAGCTATGCGCTGGCCTCCTACGGCCGGATCGTGGCCGTGACCCGCCAGGCAATCGTGAACGATGACCTGTCCGCCTTCACCCGCCTCCCGGCGATGTACGGGGCGAGGGCTGCGGAGCTGGAAGCCGATCTGGTTTACGGGGTGCTCTCGGGCAACGGCCACATGTCAGACGGAAAGGCGCTGTTCCACACGTCGCACGGGAACGTGATGACCGGCGGGCTGGACGTGGACGGGCTCTCGAAAGTCCGCGCTCTGGGTCGCAAGCAAACCGGCATCGACGGCGCGAAGATCAACGTGAGCTTCATCACGCTAATCGTTCACCCGGATGACGAGACGGCAGCTGAGAAGCTTGTGGGTTCGATCGCCCCGACGAATTCTGGCGAGTTCAACCCGTTTGTGGGTCGGATGACCATCGTCAGCGACCCGCGCGTCGCGGAAGGCACCTGGTTCGCCGCAGCCTCGCCGAACCTGGTCGACACGATAGAACTGGGGTTCCTTGCCGGTCAGCGCGGCGTGCAGACCTTCACACGGGATGGCTGGGACGTAGACGGTGTGGAAGTCAAAGCCCGGCTCGATGTTGGCGCAAAAGCGATCGACTTCCGTGGCCTGGCCCGCGCGACGAAGCCCGCCGAGTAATATTAGGGCCCCGTTCCGGCGGGGCCTGCAACCCAATCTTTCAGGAGATGAATGAATGAAAAACTATATCCAATCCGGCGACGTTATCACTGTGAGGGCACCGGTTGCTGTCGCATCCGGCGACTTTCTGTCATTCGATTCAATATTTGGTTTTGCTCAAGCGAGCGCAGCGCGATTTGATGACGTGGAGATCGTTACGCGAGGTGTTTTCAGAGCGGTTGTTGCTAATGGCGACTCAGTGACTTTCGGTACGCAGATCTACGCTGATGGAGACACGCTTACTTCTGACGCGGATGACGGAGAGGGCAACGCGTACACTCGGATCGGCGTCGCGGTCTCTGACGCGGTTGTCGAGGACGGCGCCGCGTACGTCAAAGTGAAGATCTGCTAAGCTGATATAAACGAATACGCGGCACCTCTGGCCGCGTCGCGGGCGGTGGGTTTTCTGGTCCTTTTCCCGCCGCCCGCACTTTTTTTAGGAGACTGACTCGATGAAGCTTCGAACGCCCGAAAATCAGAACGGCGAGGCGCTCGGCGTCGCCCGGCTCGTGACATCACAGGGGCTCCGGGTCGGTTTCAATGAGACCGCAAGCACGCACACGTCCGCCCTGGAAGATGGTGTTTATCTTGTCTCTGTCAGTGCCCCCGCATTCGTCAGTATCGGCGCAAACGCGACCGCCGGTGACATCGCCGGGAGCTTTCCGCTGGGCGCGGGTGGGGCTGGTTATTTCCGCGTGAAGACCGGCGACCGGGTCGCGGTGCGCGGCGTTGAGGGCGCGGGCGGCCTGTTCGTCCTGCCGCTCGAAAAAGCTTAAGGAGCGCGAGTTATGTTCGGAATTTCAGGCGGGTCATTTGGCGGCTCAGGTGTCAAGAAATACTTGACTGTTGCGGAACTCCCGCTGACCGGGGTCAAGCCCGGGACCCTCGCGCATGTCGAAGAGAATTTGCAGGGAGATAGCGCGCTGTATCTCTGGTCCGGCACGCATCAGTCCGGCGGGTGGTACAAAGTCGCAACGGTTAATCTAGCGCCAAACATCACGACCGAGATCCCCGAGACGATCGCGCTGCCGAACGACGGCTCATCGATCGGACTAACGTTGAACGCGGAGGATCCGGAGGGTCTGCCGATCACCTGGTCATATCAAGTCTCTGACGGTTCGATCGAGGGCGTTGCGGATGTCGTGCAGGACGGCGGGACGTTCACGCTGACAGCCGATCCGGCGGCTATTGCCGCGCAGGCTGCTGGCTCGTTCTCGCTGACGTTTGTGGCGTCGGACGGGGTGTCGCTGAGTGCTGCTACGAGCTCATTCACGCTCTCGTTCGCGGTTGGGCCCTCGGATCCGGTCAACGCGACGCTCGTCGCGGAGATCCCGTCACCGAACCAGTCGATTGGCGCTACGCGTGGGGGCGTGGTCGGCCCCGATCTTTACTTGATTTTGTCTACCGAGTCAGGGCCCGTCGGTGACCTCTACGACGTGTCCGACCCGGCGTCCCCCGCGTTCCTGTCCAGCCTGCCGTCAGATCCGGCTTTCACGGGGGTACCGATGGCGCAGGTCCGAGGTGACGGAACGGGCCGGTTTTTTGTAGGTGATACACTGGCCGACAAGGTCCTCCTCTTCGACGCGACGAACCCGCTTTCTCCGAGCTTGATCTCGAACAGCTTCTCAGTATACAGAGGTGACCCGATCGGCAGTAACGGGACCCACGCTGTTTTTGTTGGGGAGAACAGTGTGCGGGTGATGTCTATGGAGACCGGCGCGCAGACCGGCTCTATCAGCTACGGCTACCCCGACATTCCGTCAGTTACCCGCACCGTGAGCTACCCGGCGGGGTATGCCGGTGACGTGTTTGTCTCCGGGATCAGGAACGCAGTCTCCGGCGACTACCGGCTCATCTCGTTTCGTGTCGACGCATCGGGTGCTCTGACGGAGCTTTCCCGTTACGACGGTGACACGAACGTCTACTTCGCGGGTTTTGATGGACGTTTCGCTGTTGCGCGACGCCTAGATACCGGTGCACACCAGGTGTGGGACTACGTCGACCCCGCCGCGCCGGTCAAAGTCTTCGAGGAGCCCGCGTCTCAGACCGGGACAGCAAACGCTATGGCGTGGTCCGTTATGCAAGACGGTTTCTTCTATATCGCGTCTTCGTTCGGCTCTTCCGTGTACGTGT